CCAACATTTCAGCAGGCACATACCATCGGCAATTATATTTGTTTATGCGCGCTACAACGTAGCGTGAGCGGTTTAAATATCACAAAAACCCCCCTTTGCGGTATATGCCATCCCAGCCTGCAAAGGTAACACGCGAAGAAGCGCTGCCGCTCATAGAGATTGCCACAACTCGCCCTATGCCGCTAGCCCCTTGCGTAACGCTGCGCGACGTATTGCCCCCAGGCCATTCGGCATCATCCCATAGCGCAGCGTCCCACAACGCGCCGGATAGTGTCGGTACGATAGGCGGTGGCACGGTGCTGTAGGGAAATTGGTAATCATAGACGGCTTCTAACTTTAAATTCAACTCCCCTTGCGTAACGCCGACGGCGCGCAACATGCCAACAGTGCAATTTAGCGCATAGCCTTCCGCAATAGGCTGAAAGCTGGTAAGCACATCAAATTGCACAGGGCCTCCCACCAACGCACCTTCACCTGGCAGTTCCGTGCCGTCCAACACCCCGTCGTAGTCCCACACACGCCCGTCTGGCGCGCCTATGAGGTACTTGCCGTTCCACGATACTGCGCAATTCACCGGTACGCCATCCCACAAGCCCCACGCCTTTGTCAGCAAATTCTGGCAGTATTGAGTCTGCGCGTTATCAAAAGAGTACGGCGCGATAATCTGCAAAAACCCATCAGCCGGGTATATGGCCATATTCCAAACGCGAGAATCTTTAAACTGCGTCATCAGAGGCCGCAAATACCGGCTTATTTTTGCGGTGGGGGAGTAGGTATTTGCGGCTTCAGTAGTTTCAACGCCTTTCAACAAGTCCCGGCAATTTACAATACCGCCCGTCGATAACAGGTACAACTCACCCCCAACGGCCAACCCTATACGGCGGGACTCGGGCAGTTCACCCACATACCACGAGCCCACAAGCGCGAAATTGTCTACAGAGCCGGGGTCAGAGCCTTTGTACACCAGCACATCGCCGCCACGACTGACGGCTATCAACAGGTCATCAACCCCGATACCGCCGTCTACCGTCCAGCTATACAGGGCTTTAAGCTCCCCGCCGTGTTGAAACTTAGCCCCAAACACAAATTTTGCCGCGGCACCGGCAATTGCTCCGGGCGCGAGATAGTACGCGTCACCTGAATTACGCAGCACATACCATATACGGTTTTTCCAATTAGTAACAAAAGCAACGTCTGCCGGGTCTAGGCCGGTAATGGTAGCGGCAAGTGTTGCAGGGCTTTCCCAAGTGCCGAATTGCTCTGAGTATTGCCACAAACCATTGGCTTCATCGGCGTACTGAAGAAAACGCCTGTTAGCGTCGTTAGTCACCTCAATGTAAGTGCCAAACCCGCCACCAGGAATACCCGGCGGAGGCGTGAAAACAACGTCCTGTACCGGCGCTGTTGTGCCTGAATTGGTGACGTTCCATAGCCCTTCTTCCGTTACCGCCCATAACTTTTTGGCGCTAGCATTGTCCTGCTGTCCGGCAAACCCTATTAGCGTGTTAATAGGATTGATAATAACGCCGGGGTCAGTGCTCGTGTTGTTAGCCCACTCGGCATAGCCCCGCCTTAACTGCATACCATATTCTGCAGGCATGAGATTGTGGCAAACAAGGCAGTCTGCTGGCGCCATCAGCATTAAATTATCGAGCGAATTTATACCGCCCGAGCTGGAAGGCATTGAAAACGGCTGCGCGGTAGCCGGTTGGGCTTTACCAAAGCGGCTTATTGTGCGCCCACGGTAGTACATAGTTAGAACCCATAGCCGCTATCGGGCACTGAACTAAACCCATTCAGATACGGTATGCCCTGGGGGCCGCGCCCTGCGTTTAGCCGAGGTGCGCCTTTGTCTTTGCCCATCCGACTTTGAAGCATGGTATCAAATTCCAGGCGAGCAGCACTGGCATCCAACCCTTTGGCTTCAAGCCATTTCACTTTCAAGAATTTTACAATAAGTATGGGCGAATACAGCACCACATCGGTACCGGCAAGTACGGTGTCCCGAGTAATCTCAGAGGGGAATAGCAGTACCCAATCACGCGAAGTGTACTCAAAACGCACTGTCAACCCTGCCGGTGGTGGTGATGGAAATAGCTCTAAAAATTCCCTGCGTAAGCGAAAAGAGGCGTATATGGTACTTGAGACTAAATTTCGACCCAATAAATACGACCATTGCTGCGGGGATAGTGGGCCCCCAATAGGCACATTATTGGTGTGGTCCCACCCTGTTTGGTCCGTCATGTAGGCCCAATCATCAGGCAGTGGGTAAATGCCGGTATCACTTGCGGCGGTGGTAAACTCAATAGTTTTACTAAAGGCTTCCCACGGCGCAATTTCTATAAGCTCTTGCCCCGCGCTGGTAAGCAGCCCGGTTAACTGCACGAAGGATTGGTCAGAGTCGCCCACAGCATCAGGCGATTTTGGCAGCCCGACTTCTACCGCTACTCGATTAATAATATCATTGGCGGTAGCAAATCGAGCCATAGATTACCCCTGCGCAGAGTCCTGCATTTCAGCTTTTGTGCGGCGCGTGCGCCGTGTAGGGGCCGGCGCATCAATGTCACCGGATTCGTCAACCTTATCGCGTTGCCCCGCTAAAAGCTCCGCCATTTGAGCCTTTAGCACGCCTATTTCGCTGTTGGCGTTGGCCAATGCCGAGGAGGTAGCGTTTTTATCGGCGCTTTCCAAAAACGTAACGGCTTTTTGTTTTAGCATTTGAATGCCCATCATACCGTTGCTGTTGCCGTCACTCAAATTTGCCAAGTCCTCTACAGTCTGGACGTTGAAAAACTTTAGTTCCTCGACCTGGCTGCGCGTAACGGCGGGCCACTCAGACAATAAAGTACCTTCAAGGGGCACTTCCTGGCGGGACATAAAACGCTGAAAGTGCCTTGAGAACCTTTGTTTGTCAGATTCTCGGGCTTCGCGCACAATGACATCCCGGCTGCCGGGTATCATTATCTCGATAAACGGCACCTCTTTAAAAATGGGGCGCCCTTCGTTTTCTGTTCGCACGCGATCGAGACGCGGGTGATTGTAGAAACGCACAGGCAATCTGTCGTCAAGACGGTATCGGGCGTTGCCTTCAGCAAAGGCGTCATCAGTTGTAGCCAGGTCAGCTTCTAACATTGTCTATCTCCATTGGGATTGAGTCCCGTTATTGGGGTGTTGCCATAGTAACTTCAGGTTACTGTCAGGTCTACTTCCGCACTTAGTACCGTATCTACGGTATTTGTGATCGCGCAGCGAAAACGCCGCCCCGTATCCCCTAGAACGCAATTCGCTACGGCTAAGGCTGCAGTTAGCGCCCCTGATACGCGCCCCGTGTTGGTTAAGGCGTCCCACACTTCCGTTGCGGTATTATACTCCTGCCATTGGTACGTCACGGGCGCGCGCATATCGTAGAAAAGCCGCGCCCCTAAAGTGTGCCCCCAATTGCCGGTATAATGTATTTGGTCAAACGGTAGTTCATACTCGCCGCCAAAAGAATCGGTGAATATCACTGCGGGGCCGCCGTCGGCCGTTGTTTGCGGTATACCCTGCCAATTCCACGGAGTGTTGGTGATCGCGTCACTCCACGGAGGCGTTAGTGTTCCGTAGTTTGCGCTGTGGATAACATCAATATAGTGGTATTGAACAATGCCGGTTACGGGCATTATGCTGTCGAGGTTATCGCGCCATATTTGGGCTTTTGCGCTAAATTGCGCCGGGGTTAGCGGAGTTCCGGGAAACGAAGGCCCTACCGCGACGTTTTGCTCCGCTTGAAAATACAATACCCGTATATCGGCTGCAGTGATGCTGGATATTTCGGGCATGGCAAATGTTTGATTTATGCGCAGCAACAGGTCGTCGTAAAAAAGCCCTCCTGGCGACCAATCTTCTATGGTGGTGGCGCCTCTGAATAGCTGCATGACGTACACAATTTCACTGTAAGTTTCACTCCATAGCCGCGCTGATCTGCCTATGGCGCAGCCCCGGCGCCCGCGGGTGTAGCCTAAAAAGGGTACATCCTGGTCAAAATCAGGCCGGAAAACTGCAGTAGATGGGTCGTACTCTATCCACGATACCGGGGTATCCGGTTGCGGCGGGGCAAGTGCTGTAGTGCCCAGAAACTGTACATTAGGCGTGGGTCCGCCCGCGTTAGTGCGCGCGGCAAACTGATTGGGTACGTTACTCTGGCCTACGCAAATAAAGAGTTTTGGCACTATATGGCCCCAACATTGAACGTGGCGGTAGCGCCCACAGAAATCGCCTCGCTAGCAGGCGCGTCAAGAATAACAACGCCCCCCGCGTTTGAGCCTTGCGTCGCCGCACTGCCCCCTGCGCTGTAGGCTACCCCGTTGGCGTAATGTGTAATAGCGGCTGTTTTAGCGCACAGTGCGTCCATAGACAGATTAGCGGCCCCAGATGTTACATAGGACGGCGCTGCAGCGGTGGTTTTTAGGCGCCCCGCGGCTGTAAACGGCAGCCCTTGGTGGTAGTGGCTAGTAGTGCCCGTTGAGTCAACGGCTACACTGCCGTTGTCGTAGGGTATGCCATTGTGCAGGTAGTCAGGCGCGCTAGTGCCGTCAACCGTTACCAGTTGCCCGGTAACGGCGTTTTTGGGAGCACTTTGCAGTAGTGCGCTCATACACGTTTAGCTCCACCTATTAAATCGGTACGCTCACCCAACCAACGGCCAGATCAGCCAAGTGCGCGGTGCCTGTTGCCGTAACCGTGCCGTCCCCGCTGGCGCTGGCAGTTACGGTAAGTATAAAGTACTCAGTTGTACGCCCTTGTGTGCCAAAACCCAAACCCGACCCGCCTATACATTGGGTTTTTTGCGGTGTTCTGGCAACGCCGAACTGGTCTAACAGGGTCCAGCTTGGTAGCGATTCGGATAATCCGGGGTTATCGGTAGCAATGCCAACGGGGGCCATATAGGCAGTATTAAGCCCGTTTACAAAAGAGGCGGCGGGTACTTCTGGGCCGCGCGATGTTACTGCAGTGATCGCATATATGCCTACGGGTACATTAGCCATGTTCAGTCTCCTTATGATAGAAAGGGCGGCACTGCCACCCTTTTAGTTTACCGTGTGGATGGACGTTTTAGCCTACCGCGTCATACACGCCCTGGAACTGGCGGCCTGAGCATGTCAGGTTGCCTGCCCATCCCAAAATCGCTACTTCCGCGTCCTGGTTGATCGAGCTACGCTTGTTGGGCGACAGCGGAACCATGTTGCGCTGGGCATGAGGACGGTAATGTATGTACTTCGTGTTAAGGAAGTACGCCCGCCCGGCAGGGCAGAATCCACCAATACCGCCGTCCAGGCACACATCCGCATCCATGAACTTCAAGCTGGGGAACCCCAGCGCGCCGACTTCAGGGCTGGTAAAGCGCTGAAGTGACTGCAGGGACTTGGTATACGCCGCCCATACCGTAGGATCGGCTACGATCAAATCAGGCCGATCGTTACCGCGTACCATTGTGGCCCACAGCGCGTTCCAATACCCTTGAATTTTACTAGGGTCTAGGCCGTTATCTGCGGTCTGGTCCGATACTTTGTTCTGCCAAAATATAAAGGTTGCGGGGTCAATACCGCCGTAAATGCCGACGGCGGGGGTAAGGTCAATGGCTTTATCCAAGCCGTCAATTTCTTTACCGCCAGCACCGGAGCCATCCGAGTACAAACCGTCAGAAATCAAATTCATCATGGTGGCTTCGGCTACCGTCATACGCGCATCGAGCAAGTCAATCATGCGCTCTTTGCCGCTGTTCTGAAGCATTTCCAAACCGGAAATAACACACGGTACCGCGGCCTGTTTGATGCTGAATTCCGCTGCGCTGATAACATCGCTGATACCGACAGGCAGAATATCGTAACCCGAGTACCACCCGGCGTTAGCGTTTTCGGCAAAACTCAATT